TTTATATACAGCTAATGTGTATCTTAATGATGCTTTAACTGTTAATATATCTTTTCCGAAGTCGCCATCAGCTGCGTTCTCTGAAAGTGATATTTCCATACCTCTCCTGAAAACATGATTAGCTGCCAAGCCACCACCGAAAGCACCTACAACTACATCAATAGTAGTTCCAACTGCTCCACCGATTTGAGATGATTTGGTAACAGGTAATCCCCAAATGGTAGGAGTACCAGCTAATGCTGATGCACCTAACATGAAGTTGTTATTACCATCTACTTGCGCTACTAAAGCGTTGTAAGCTGCTGGACTCATTAATACTGCGTCCGGAGCTAATTTACCATTTACCTCAACATCTTTAATACCATCCAAAACTGTTCTCAACTTGCCACCAGCTGTTGCTGGAAATGCTCCAGCGGTATATGTGATGGTGTTGATACCCGCATGCTGTGTTAGCCCGCGAATATTTGGTGCAACTGCTCCACCGATTAGGAATTGTTTCTCTAATCTTTGCATAACATGATTAGCTAATCTGCCATCAAAATATGCTTGTGCACCTGCTTGATCTTCAAGTAACTCTGCTGTAATTGGAAGAGTTGTAATGAATTTTGAAATAGGTGCTGTTACTGCTGTGTAAGTGAATGCATCTTCTGGTGCAGCACTTCCCTCAGCTTTTTCTGCAGCGTTGTTTGTTGCTCCCTCTTGTAAGAAGTAATAAGTTGTTTGATCTGTATTAATAGAATCTACAAGATCTAATGCTGGATTAGGATCTGGCTCTATTGCAGGAATAACCTGTTGATAGATAGTATCTCTAGTCCATACTGAAGTTGTAACAGTTGTCTTTGTTTCCATTGGGATATTGGTTAGACCATGATCCACGAAACTTTTGTATGCATTAGATTCAAGAAATTGTTGTCCTAAAGTCTTTGGTTTTTCAACTTCTGGCTCTTGGTAGATAGGTGCAGTTTTAGCAACTTTCTCTTCTACCTCTTCTTTTTTATTAGATTCTTTGATTTCCTCTAATTGTTGTAGTTCAGTAATTGAATCTCCAAGATCTGCTAGTTCTTGATTTCTTCTTTTAATTTCTTCTTTTTGATCGGATGATAGTTCTGACATTTCTTCAACAGAATCAAAAATCTCTGCTAATTCTTCTGATTTAGCAGACTTCTCATTTCTAAGTTCTTTTAATGTTGCCATTATGTTTTTCTCCTATTGGTTTTTAAAAATGTTCTTTTGAACTTCCAAAAAGAGTTCATCATCACTTAGTTGATCGTATCCATAAGTTTCTAAGACATCATCCAACCTGTTATAGACTGAAGTTAATCCCTCTAAATATTTCTGTATCAAACTTGTAGATTTTGAACTCAATGTTTTCTTTTCAGAATTTCTTAGAAGTGCAAGATCTTCTATTCGTTCTATCCATGCTTTTATCTCCTGTAAAGAAGATTCTGCATGTTCTTCAAGTCTTTTTCCCTGTTGAGAAGAAGATCCGATACCTGTATCAGATTCACTTGAAACTTTACCAGCATAAGTCAAAGATGTATCATCTTCGGATTCATGCTCTTGACCTGTAATTCTTGTGTAGTCATCCATATTTGAACAAGGCATATAAACTGTTTGTCCATCCATCATGTGTTCATGACTACCAGAACATCCTAATTCTTCAGCTCTTTTCTCTGCCTCTTCTTTTGTTGTATATAAATCATCTCCTAAAGCTCTTTTTTCATCTGATTCTTCTTGTACTTCTTCTTCTTCCATTTGATCTAAACCAGATTTGAGTGCTTGTACAAATGAGTTTTGTTGAGATCCAACTAATACAGGAGATACCTCCCATACTTTGACATCTTTGAGAACTCTGACCGGTACTTCTTCTCCTTTTGAATCTGTTGCTGTTGATGTTTCTGAATCAATAACTTGGAATCCATAAGAGAATTGTTGCATATCTTCCATTTGTTTTACTGTTTCGTATGCTTCTCTACCTGCATTTGTGTCAAGAAAATAACCTTTGAAAACTGCTTTTTGATTATCAGATTCAATAACTCCTCTTCCTATTACTTTACTCCACTCATGATTCCAGACTAAAGGTACTTTGTTTCCCTCATATCCGGATTTAAGTGCTCCTGCTTTTGTAATATCGTTATCTGAATCTATCGTATCAAATAATGAAAAAACAGCTTCTAAATATCTTTTATCTCCATCTTCTTTAAGTTCAATAGAAGATTTTTTGTAAACCAGATCCTCCGGTTTTTTATTTTCTTTACTCATCAATTACCTCTACAAATGCCTCTGTACATCTACAATTTACAACTAAACCAGCCGGAGCTTTTGGATCGCCCGGAAAGTCTAACTTGATTCCATTATACAGATAAAAACTATCAGCAGGAACTCTTTGATTGTCTAATTCAAAATGAGAATCTCTTACAAGATTATCTCTTTGTGATACCCATTCTTTTTCTAAAACCTTACCTGTTGATTTAGCAGCTCTTTGTTGTGCCCATGAACTAGCTTTCAATACCTCTGTTCTAGCTATTGTTCTTGATCTTCTAAGTGATTGTCCACCTAATTCAACATTGATTTTTCTTGCTAAACTATCAAAGAACTTATCTCCCTGTGGTGTGCCTGCGATTGGATTGACAACTCCAAGTTCTTCAAGTTCTTTCAAACTTGTTTGTACAATCCTGGATATTCTTTTCTTAGTTGTAATATTAAGATCTTTCATTACTGATTTAGCGTTAGATTGTAAGAAGTTTGCAGCTTGTCCATCAGTAAACAATGATCCTACTGCTGCTGGTACATTTCTTTGCCTTCTATAAAAACCCTCTTCAATAATGTTATTTATTGATCTACCACTAACACCAAGTAAAGATCCTGTTGTAGTCATAACTGTTCGTATGGTATCTTCTTCATCAATACTTACACCTAGATCCACAGGATCTGCTGCTTTTGATTGTTCTGACTTAGGAAACAAACTATCATAAGTTCTTACACTAAAATCATCTGATAATGAGTAATACAATGGTAAAAACTCTTTTTCAAAATTTGTACTTTCTATTACTTCATCAATCTTTGTGTTCATATCATCAAGATTAGAACTTTTTCTAATAATCCTAGCTACTTCTCTTTTTTGTCTATTTAATTCTTTTGCATATAGGTTTTCAAGTGTGTTCTCCCATCTTCTTCTTAGATTATCTATTTCTTTCCAATATATTTGTTTCTGTTCTTCTGATTCAATCTTTTTAACCGGTGGTAGTCCTAAATACTTTACTGTTGGATCATCCCAACCATAGAACTCAAAACCTATTTCTTTTTCAGCTTCTAGTTTATCTACTTGTCTTTGTGCCCATTCTTGTGCTCTCATTCTGTTTTCTCTAGTTATATCTCCGCCCCAAAGTAACCATGCAACTTGCCCAGCGCTGATTTCGCCTTCTCCTTTGAGATAATCATTAGCTTCTTCAGAATCTAAATCGCTTTCGTGTCTGCTAAACCATGCACTCATCAATCTGACTTTTCTTTCCGAAATATCTCCATTAGCCATTCTTCTTGCTGCTGTTATTGTTGCGTCTTGTAGTCCATCTCCTGCTCTATCAAGATTATCAAGTCCTCTTTGTGCATTTCTTTGTATGTACTCTGGAACAGTATCAATCTGTTTTGAGTATCTTGGTTTCTTAGGTTTCTTTGGTTTCTTAGGTTTCTTTGGTTTACCATACTTCTCATCTGATGCATCTGGATGACCTTCAGGAAGTAAATCAGTATCAAATGGTGTTCTCGGAAACTTACCTGTTTTTAATGCTTTTAAATACGCATTCACGCGGGCCATTGCCCATTGGTCGGCAGATGTAACATTACCTCTTACACTGCCTGGATTAGTTCTATAAGCTCCTACACCTCTTTCAAAAACCTTTCTTAACATTCCAATAGTTGCTCTAAATTTAGGATTATCTGCGTTATGATCTTCTACTTTTTTCTTTAGTGCTTTTTCTACCCTAGCAGATAATTGTTTTTCCTCTTGATCTATTGGATTGATAACTCTTAACTTAGATACTTCAACTGTAACTGTTCGATCTGTTCTCTGGTGTCCACCATCTTCTAAGATAGCCCATACTCTAATGTTTGCTGTTTCTTCGTTTTGATTTAGTGATTCTATTACACCATTAATAGTTGATGGAGGATCAGGATCTTTATTTATAGACCAAGATACAGAATCTCCTACCTTTAGATCTCCAAACATAGCTTTATATCTTTCTATCTGTCTTAATCTATTCTCTGCCTCCTTTCTTGTGGAATAACAACCAAAATTCCTTTTACCATCTTTTGAATAAACACAATACTTACCATCTTCTTTTTTTATTTTCTTTTCTTCTAACCAAGAGATATGAACTCTTTCTCCATCTTCTAAGATGATGTAAGTGTCATCAAAGTTATCTTCGTTTTCTTTTTTACCAGACTTCTGACTTTCCATCAAAGAATCTAAGTTTGGATCTCCTGTTGGTATCTGTCCAGAAAATATCCTTACATCTGAGCCATCTGTTGGCACTTCTACTTGTTGGATACCTCTTAGATATACATCCATACTTGGATCATCAGCTGGAAAACCTGTTGCCTTTCGTGCTTCAGCCACCGATATAAACCCTGCTTGTAAACCTTTTACTATCTTATCCATTTCTACTTGTTCATCTTGTTGTAAAGCTCTTACATCAGATAGATCAAACTTCATTATTAAATTAGTGTCATCTGTGAAATCTTCTAGAAGAAGTTGATTTGTAAGATCCTGTGCTACATTCTTCCACATTGGTATAAGTTTTTGTTCTGTAAAGAAGTTTCTAAGTTCTGAAACATTATTGTATGTACTTGATTCAAGACCACTTCCAAGACCTGCAAGAATTGATGGAACACCTAACACTGCGGATATTCTCTCTTCGTTTACATGTCTAAGTTTTCCAATCTCTAGATCCTTTGGAGAGAAAGATAGAGTTTGTATATCAACTTCTCCACCTGATATGACTAATGGCCTACCTCTGTTCTCTCCACCAAATCTTCTCCCAAATGTTTCTGCAATAGTTTCTCCCTCTTCCTTTGTCATAGATAGATCATTCTTTGGAGAAATAACTACGCCCGGAACACCCATATTCTTTACAAGAGCAGATGCCATTTGTGCTGCCGCAGCATCTCCAAGAATCTCAACTAATACTGATCTAAGAGGTGCTAATCCTCTTCTGTGGTTTCTTGGATCAATCTTTTCTCTGATATGGATCATATCTTCTCTTGGTATAAAAAGATTTTGTCCTTTCTGTTTGTATTCATAGTGTGTGATAAGTTCTTCTTTTGTTCCTTTTACTTCTACTTGTTCTGGGATCAAAGGATAAAGTTGAACAACTCCACCTGCTTCGTTTTTTAGTTTGAGTAAAAAAGCATCTCCTGCAACCGAAACAGATGTGATTATATAGTTGTTCAACAAGTTACCAGATAGATATGGACTTGGTTTCTTCATCAACATCGCTGCTGGATGATTTAATATCTTCTCTTCTCCATCTCCAGATTGTTCATATACTTCTAATGGAGCTTCAGAAAAGGCAGTACCAAGAACATTCAAACATGCAAGTGCTGCAGAGTTACCCTCTGGATTCATTTGATCTACACCACTAAAGAAACCTATATCAGTATTGAAAGGAAAGACTATTTGATTATTAGGAAAGTTATTATACGCTTTACTTTGTTCTGATCCTTGTTGTTGAAAAAAATCTCTTATATTATCTCTTATACCCATTTAGGTAACTTCCCATTTTGTCTTTCGCACTATACCATGTCTTGCAGCGTAGCTAAGTGCATCCACCTGATCATCATGTGTTCCAGATGGAAAACTTGTTAATTCTTTCTCAAATTCTACTAACCAATCTGCATTTTTCAAAAAGTAAATGCTGCCATTTTCTACACCAGCTGCAGCAGGAACTGCTCTAGCTGTTTTAGATTTATCTGCTTTTAGATTCTTGATTGGTAGTCCTTGCCTTCTAGCCATCTGGATAATACCTAAACCAAATGATGAATCTTCTACACCAAACCATGCAACATTCCAATCATCAATAGTTTTTTGAATCTGTGGTAACATTTCCGGAGCTTCTAGTCTTTTTCTGAATACATCTAAGACAAGTAATTTACCATCATCTGTTGTACCAACTGTCATGATGACTGAATAATCTGCAGTTTCTTTAATAGATAATGCAGTATCCATTGTAGCGAATACTGATAGATCTTCTAAATTATATCTTTTACCATCAACAAGATAACCATTCTTTGTTTTCTCAAAGTATTGAAACCAATCTCTTTTAAACATGTTTCCAACCTCTGTGAACTCTGCTAAGAACTCTTGTGCGTAAACAAGTGATCCAAGTTCATCTCTTGCTTGTTCTAGTTCTTCTTTTCTTATTCTTGGATTATCTATTGTTTGGTAGTGAAATACTTTCCAATCTTTTCTTCTTTTAGCAGATTCAAACAGATCAAAAAACCAATTTATTGAATTAGGTGTACTTATAAACAATGCTTTACCGAAGTTATCTGACAATATTGGTCTTACTGTATGCCATGTTTCTTGATCCATATAAGCAGCTTCATCAAAGATTACAAGACTTATACCACCTGCACCACGAAGAGATTCTGGTTTATTAGCAGATTTTATCTGTATTGATCCACCATTTCTTAGAACTATTCTTTTCTCTACTTCTCTGATCTCAGAATATTGTTCTGGTAGTTGTCTAATCAATGATTTTAAATTCAACCAAGCTTCTAAACTTTGTGGATATACAGGAAATATTAACCATACCTTTTGTCCTTTCAATGCTTGATCTACTGAACTTACAAGACTAAGTGTACTTTTACCCCATCTTCTTCCAGCACATACAATCGTGTATCTGTTTTTATCTAATGATTTAATAACTTCTATCTGTCCTACATGAAGATCAGGAGGAGCTACATCAATAGTCTTGTTCTCCATCTTCTTCCCAATCCCACTTCATATTGATCTGTGGTACTTCAACATTCGTTACTTGTACCTGTGGATTTCCCATTCCATAGATTTGGGCTATGATCTTGTAACATACATCCAATAATCCTTTTAATTCATTTGGATTTAGATTGTTTTTTGGTGTTTCGGCTATTTCGGCGATGAGATCAAACAATACCGGTTTTATTTCATTTGCTAAATCTCTAGCTGTTTCTCCAATATAACTTAAAACAGTAGATATTATTTGATCGTTTTCTATCTTATTTATCGCATGTAATCTATCAATCCAATGATTTTTTACAGATATTTGTGCTATTCTTCTATCAGAAACGCCAAAGAATGCCGAAACTTTTTTTAATGATCTTTTAGCTCCTAAATCTTTATAATATAAGAATCTTTTGTAATCAATATTGGTTTCATCTATCTGTTGTTGATAAGGATTTGGTATAAACAAATCATCTAAATAATCCATATTGTAACTATAACTTATATATTATAAAAACTTGTAACTTTTACAATGATCTGAACACCCACAACAAATATAATTACAACTACACATTTTTTCTAAAATTAATTGTAAACAACCAAATTGTCAATGTAATTACTATTCCAAGACCTGTTATCTGTTGCGCAGCACCTGTTAATGTAAAGTAGCTAATCAGAAGTCCAACAAGCGTCCAGCTAAGTGCTACTGTTTCTCTTATAGCCTCTACAAACCATTTCCAAACTTTATCTATCATCCATTTCTCCTGTATGCCATACTGAACATACTTGCTATTCTTACTAGGATTGTCGGTACAACTACCTCTTGCGATTTCTCTTTTTGATCGCTGCTCATCCCAGAATTTATCTTACTTATAGTTATATCTGATAAATCTACATTTACCAAAGTTTCAATGGGATTTTCTAAAAACTGTTCTACCTGTACCTCTACGATACTGTCGCTCAAAGTGTAAGGCATCAATGAATCTTTACTATTCTCTATCTTTCTTTCAACAAATGTATCAAGAGCCTCTTCAACCTGTTGATCTTCTTTAGCTATTTCACTAATGATCTTTACATCTTCTTCTTCTTCAAAACCTAAAACATTTGCTACTATCTCTACTTCTTCATCTGATAATGAATCAACCTCTTCAACGATCTCTACTACAACTGCCTGAACAACCTTTACTGTTTCAATATCAGCAGTTTCTAGTGTTTCAACACCAATACTCTCAACCTGTTCTACAACAGTTACTAACTCTTCTACTTCTAATTCTTCTACAATCTCTTCAATTTTCTCTGTTAGTTCTTCTTCATAGATTTCTTGTTCTTCTTCCGAAAGTTCAATGTATTTTTCTTGATCTATTATCTCAATCTCTTCTTCCAAAACATCTAACTCTACAACCTCTTCAATTACTTTTTCTGTTATTTCAACAACGATTTCTACTTCTTCTTCAGTTAAATCATCAATATCTTTCTCAATGATCTCTTCATATTCTTCTTCTGTAACTTCTTCTGGAAGTATCTCAATGATTATTTCTTCTTCTATTTCTTCAAATTCTGTATCCCAATCATCTAAATCTTCTTCTTTTTCAGGTATTACAATATCTTCAATATCTAAATTTATTTCAAGATCCTCTATATCTTCAATGATAATTATTTCTACCTCTTCAAACTCTTCCAGGAACTCTTCAACTTCAATGATCGTATCAATAAATTCTTCAATTTCTTCTTCACTTTCAAATGTAAATATTTCAATTTCTTCTTCATATTCAAGTTGTTTGAGATCTCTTTCCACTTCATCATCATCTGGAATCTGAAGTATTTCAGCATCTCCCTCAAAAAATTCATCTCCGATTTCATTCTCTTCTTCATTTTGTAATCTCTCTTCTTCTTCTCTTCTTTCTCTCTGTATATCGGTTTCTCTTATACCTGTTTCAATAAAATTCTTATCGCGTTGATTATCGCGTTCAACTGTACCATCATCAATCTCATGTTGTTGATATTCAGCTTCTTCTCCAGATTCTAATATTACTACAACAACTTCTGGCTCTGGAATAGGCTCTGGCTCTGGATCTGGTGGTGGAGGTATATAAATAGTTGTAGTAGTTGTAGTTGTTGTGGTAGTAACATACTTAAAACTTATATCATCTAACAAAGACCAATCATTGATTGTTATTGTAAAACTGTCAATAAATGTTTCTAAGGTATCGTAAATATTGTAAACCACATCCTCAAACATATTTTGTATATCTGTATTATCTTGGCCTTCTAAGATGTTTTCTTGTGTTGTTTCATCAGTATGCACATAAGTTACTGTTCCATCATTATTAAGAGCTCCTATACGAAAACCAACTTCATAAATATCATGTTCATCAGGAAGATCAAAAGTATAATCATTACTATCGTTACCATGTTGGAAGTAGTGTAGATTCATGTGAAAATCTGTCATTCCACAACAAGACCAATTACCATTACTGTGCTTATCATCTATCTGTATGTTGTTCTCTATCTCATTTCCCTGACTATCTATTTCATCCTCTGGTAAAACAATATCTGTTGATTGTTCCCAAGTTTCAGGAACAGTTGTTGTTGTAGTTGTATTATCTGGGATTGTTGTGGTAGTAGTTGTAGTTACATTTTCATCTGGAATAGTTGTTGTTGTAGTAGTACCATCAAAAGTTTCTATTTCTTCTACTTCGCCTGGAATCGTTGTAGTTGTAGTTGTAGTTGTTGTAGAAGTAGTAGTAGTTGTTGTAGTTTCGTTAGCGTGCGCAAGTAATATTGGAAATACCAATAACAACACACTTAAATATACAAAAAAGCGTTTCATTCATTAGGAAAATTATCTACCACCGCAGCAGCCCTGTCCGCAACAAGATTCCACATCTACCTCCTACATCATAGTTCTTAGAAGAACAGCTAGAGATATGATTACGCCCATGTAACTGAAAAACTCTGTTTTAGAAACTTTACTATTCGTTTTTTCGTGTAATTCATCAAT